ATAATCTTGAGTTTTTTGACCGGCCTCTTCAGCATTTGAAGTTGGCTCAAATTTCATAGCCTCTCTATCAATTTTTTGATTTAATTCCATATTTTCTAAGTCTATTTGACCTTTATAGCTATTCCTTTCAGATGATGCAAATTCTTGTGAAGCCTGTGGAGAGGCTTTCTTTGAAGCCAAATTATCTATCTCTCTTTGCAGAACTTCTTCATTTGATAGCCTTCGCTTTCCTATTTCTGGTATGTTTTCAGCTTTTGCCCTATGGTATTGTGAAATACCAACGTTATCAGCGATATCTGCAGTTAAAGGCCTGTATGCAGCATTTCCTTCATTTAGCCCAGATTCACCAATGTTTATATTTCCCTTGAATGGCGTTTCAGAAGACTCAATCTTTCCCACAACTTCAGGAATATTTTTTTCTCCAACCTTTTGTTGTAAAAAACTAGAAGCTTTTTCAACATCACCGGCACGCCTATATTCTTTACTTCCTGCTGTTGCAACATAATCACCAAGCTTCTTTAAAACTTTACCAGGAAGGTTCGATAACGCTTTAAAATTTGGAACCCCAATAGCTGAGACAAGGTCTGCATAGCTCTCGTCAAGGCCTAATTCTCTTAACCCCTGAGAAACTGCTGCCATGGCCGGAGCTACTTTTGCCCCAGTAACTGAAATGCTTGGCAGAAATTCTCCAAGCTTTTGTCTAAACTGGCCAACAGTTCCTTCTGGCTCGCCATTTATTCCTGAAAATTCATCAATCTTTTTAACAAATTCATCTCTTTTTGATGTTGTATTATTTTTATTAATACTATCTAACTGAAGCTTAAGCCCTCTAAGCTCTTCTTCCATTCCTTCAACGCCTTCTAAGCTTCTTATTAATCGTTCTATTGTATTTTTTTGTACTGACATAGTTGTTGGAAATGTTGACATTCCAACATCGGCTATAGATCCAATTGTTTTAGCTGCTCCACGAGCCTCTAAGAATGGCGAAAAATTAGAATAACTATTTTGTTGACCTTCTTTTTGTTTTAATTTATTAATCTGATCTAATCTTTCGTCAATTTGCGATAATCTTTTATCTTTTGACACAGTCGATGATTCTTCAGCAGAAGACTTTATAGCTTGAATTTGCTTCAATCTATTGTCAATTTCTAACAGCCTTTTATTATCCACCATTTAATAATAATTCCCTTTCTTTTAATAATGCCTGCTCTTCTTGATCAAGGGCTGAAATTTCCTGAGAAGGTTTATAATTTTGAACCTTTACAACACCTTCATAGGTTGGAACATATCTTTTCATCAGCCCTCTATTTGCTTCTTCTGAGCGACTGATTTGCTCGTTAAATTTATTTTTTAACTGATTTTTTATAGGCTCAAATGCCTCTGGAGTAAAATTAGACCCAGGATTTGTTTCTTTTATCAATTTTTTCAATATGTCTGTTGGCCTTTGACCTTTAAATTGTTGAATAGTCCCAAGAGATAATGTTGCAGCATGCTTTTCTAGTTCAAGAAGCGCATTTCTTTGCTCTTGATTTACGATGCTTTTAATAAAATTATCAAATGGAGAGTCACCTTTTGAATTTGCCCATTTAGCTAAGCTAGTTGAAATCTTTGGATGACTTTTAAATATTTTATCCATTTCGTCTAAAGCCGTAACACCATTTTTAGCCTCCTTACCTTTGTCTCTCTCAACCCTTAAGTCGTCAATCCATGCCTTTGCTTCATGGTTAGGGAGTTCGTCAAACAATAAAGCACCACTCGGAACCTCTCCGCTCTCTACAAGACTCTGCTTCTTTTCCTGTATCCCGACTGGAGACTTTTCTTCTGCTCTTGCTTTATTATATTTAACCTGGCTTTCAAGGTTCTGCCTATTTAGATAGTCTTCTTCTTGAAGCTCTCTTTCAACCTGTTTATTTTCAGCGCTATTATAATAATAATCTAATTTCTTTTCTTCTGGTGTTTTGATAAACCCCATCAAGTCAAGTGGTCTAACCTCTTCTCCATCACTAATAATTATTTTCCATGGCTCTGAACCGGCTGAATCAATTAACTTATAATTTGTTCCAGCAGAACCGTTGTATTCTTCAAGCGTATTTTGTAAGTATACTTTCCTGTCATTAGGAGACATAGATTTATAAGAATCTAAGTATGCCATTATACGCGGAGTTACAGAATTTCTTGCATTGTATAGTTTTTCTTCTTTAAACAATTGTATGTTCTGCTCTTCAACCATATTTTTCATCTTCTCTGTGAAGTCCATTACCTTTTTATTACGAGCTTTATCTTCTGCAAAGCTTCCTTTTTGAATGCCAGCAGTTAACCCGCCAATAAAAGCATCACCACCACTTCCACCGTGGTTTCCTTTCCATTTTTGCGATAGGTCTCCATACATTTTTGCGTCAATTTGACGTTCTGGCTCCGAAGATTGTTTTTGTAAATCTAATAATGTTTTTTCAAGACCTAATTGCTCATTAATTCTAGGGCGCTCTGGTTTAGAGTTGGCCGCTTCCATTCTTTGCTTAACTTTGTTTAATCTGTAATCAGCAAGCTTTGCCATTTTTTATCTCCTCTCAACAGGTGCGCGATTAATGGCAGGAGCAGCCAATGATGCTCCGCCTGTCATGTATGCGCCAGCAGCCTGCCCAGTCGTAGCTAGACCGACATCTCTTAACTGTTGGCCAAACCTTGCTGGAGTTGAACTAAATTGTTGCATATTCATATTATGCTGCCCCTGAACCCTTGCTACTTCATTTGCATATCTTTGGTTCTGGTTGGACGCTTGCTGGCCGAACATTGCTATTGCGCTTCTATTTCCCTCTAGGCCTAATTGCGCCCGCTGAGTATCTTGCCCAGTAATTCCTTGGCCAACATTTAGCATATTAACATTTTCATTTATGGCATTTTGTCTAAGATTTTCTAAGTCGGAAACTCTCTGCTGCTCTAGATTATATTTAGCTTCTTCTTCTTGTAATCTAGCATTACGACCTTGCTCCCTAATGGCATAAGTTCTAGCTTCTCTATCTAATCTGCGATTCTGTAAATCTTCGCCATAATTCTCAGATGCTACGTTTACTTCTTGCTCGAGAAGGGCGCGTTGCTTAGCCATTGCAGCACGGTTTTCTGTAGCTTCCGTGCTTCTTTGAAGACCTCTTCTAGCTAAGTTTTCCTCTGTCATTCTTTGTTGATTATCGAAAGCATCCATTGTTAAAGTTTGGTTTATTGCTTTAAATTGCTGAACTTTTTCTGCTATATCTTTAAAGTCACCAATTTGTGCCAAATCACCCAGTCTATCTTGATTAATGCTTGAAAATGCTTGAATAAAAGGCTGATAGTTAACAACGGATGTTGGGTCATATTGATAAAGTCTCTGGATATTGTTAACAGCGGTATTCATTAGATTTTTAGCTTGGTTTAACGTTTGCTCTTCTTGAGGCGTCAGCGGAAGCCTTTGTGTAACTCTTCTTTTCTTTCCATCTGGTCCAGTAACGGTTATAGTTTGAACGCCAGAAAGTTCATCTACAATATCCATTAGCTCCGGAGCAGCTTGTTGAGCTGGTAACTGCGGCGCCTGTGGTGGAGTTCTTCCTCTAAAAAGCCTTCCCATTACGATACCTCAAATAAATAATTATCATCATGCTTAAACAAATAGTTTACGCCATATTTAGTTAATTTACAAAGAAATCTATTCATCTTCTCAAGCTCTGTTCTTATTATTATTTTATTGAAACCTAATAAAAATGGAAATTCTAAGCATTTTTTCATTACTTCTTTTGTAAATCTTCCCCTATATTTTTCATAAATATAAAGTGAAATCTCACAAACTTTTTCTGTAATAGTTTTTACGCCATAAAAACCAATGGCAATACTGCTTGAAATTATTTCAAAAAATACACAATTTTCATATGTAAAATTATTGAAAAATTTTTCAATTTGATTCTCTTCAATTGACTCAAAAAAAATAGTCATTAACTACAAAACTAGCACTTTTTTGGCTTAGGTTTACGGTCTTTGCTTGGTCTAGACTTATTCATAAATTACCCCTTAAATTAAAAAATTAACATTGAATTATAAACTAATTAATAGCTTAGTTAAACTCCTGCATATATGATTTTTGGCATTAAAATATATGGCTGCATATTGTTATGCTCAAGACCTCCGCCTGTTGATGTTGTTGCACTGGCAACAATATTTTGCCAAATTTCCCCGCCACCAGTTAATGAGCCAGACAATACTGTATGAGTATTATATCCATGAGTATGAGCAGGTATCTCAGGGGTCGTTAATGTATGCGTTTCTGTCCCACCAACGCCGCCTAATACCGGAGTATTGTTAACAATTCTTCCGCCTGTCGGGCTTCCCGATGTAGGGTCAATACCAGCAGTTACTCGCCCTCTTGAATCAGGAACGTTAAATGTTGTTGTTCCGTCACCTACTCCATAAGTAGTACCTATTGCTGCAAATAATAAAGCATATGTTGTTCTACTTATAGCTTGTCCGCTCGCCAATAGCCATCCGGCAGGAGCTGCCCCGCCTGGCGCCCAGTCCATCATCATACCGGGTCTAATTTGTATGACAGGCGCTAGCTGCGAATTAGTAAGACTATTCGCCACCAAAGATGCGGAAGGCAAAGTTCCTGCGACAACTGCTGTACCCTGAATGCTTAATGCTTGAATCTTAGCGCCGCTTAATGTTGCATCATTCTGATTATTGAAAAATAACTGAAAGTGGGCATTGTTCACGGCCGCAATCTTATCAAATGAAATTTTATCATCTTCAATATTATTGTTTTGGACGGCGCCAGCGAGAATATTCGCATTTCCAACAGAACCATTTCCTAAAATAGGATTAGTAACGCACCCATCTTGAAGGGCGACTGTTGGTATGCATTGCGCTGAAAAATATGCTGATGTTATTTTTGTCCAAGATATAGTTCCCGCACCATCTGTAATAGGAAATTTTTCAGCATTTCCCGGCGTGCTTGATCCCGGCAGAATACCTGCGGCTATCCCTTGAGTTATAGTCCACAAGTCGTTCAATGAATCAATAACGTAGTTAAAGTCCCCATCTAATTGATCTGAATTTATTGGTTGATTTTGATCTGCAACTACCCCATACCTATTGCTAAATGGCAAAACTTCAGCGGGACTGTAAGGTATCTGTTTTCTCTGATATGTAGGCATTATCTTTCCCCTATTCCAAAAAGTCTAATTCTTCCAAAAGAAATTGGTCCATTTATTATGTATCCAGAAATAGAAATCCAAAAACTAGAAGATGAAAACTTTAGTCTTTTGTTGACAACTTCGAATTCTTTTCTTAACCTAAATCCTGGGTCTGTATTATCATTGTTACCAATAGCAGTTAAAGGCTCCTGACCGATTAAGTCGCCTCTATATTGAAAATTACATTTATCAACCAGTGAGAAACTTCTTGGTACATCTCCAAATATTGAAATATTTATTAAGTTATTATCATTTAATATAAAAGATGAAGGATAGTTTAGTACTAATTCATACCTTTTATTTGCGTATCCTTTTTTTCCTCTAAATTTAATAAGTCCAGGAGTCCAAACTATAGGTATTAAAGATGTGCCGTTTTGGTCACCATATATTTTCTGAGAATTATCGTTTCCATCGGCATATTTATATATTTTGTTTCCAATAAACATATAAAGCTGAGAACCCAACTCCATAAAGCAATTTGAATTTTTGAAGTCTCCGGAAAGATAAAACCATGAATATAGCTTTGTTGAAAATAAAGAAGCTAATATTTTATTATTAGATATTTTAAATCCTATAAATCCACCTTCTTCATACTTAAATGATGTACAAAGCCTATAATTAGTATTTGAAGCTGTAGCGTTTGAGCTAAAACTTTTTACTATTGTATCGACTGCATCATCTGAATTTGCAGAAAATTGCCTCGCTATATTTAAGGTTGTTAAAGAGCGAACACCTGATTGAGATACAAAATAAACATCATTTGAAAGTTCTGCAATCAAATCTCCATGTAAAATACCAACTGGCAAATTTGCACTCCAAGAGAAATCTCCTCCTTGACCAGGGGTGTAACCGCTCCATACCTGAGTTCTTTTTCTTCCCATAAAAGCAAGAAGACCATTTACTTCGCAAATTGCTTCAAAGTTATCTTGTATATTATGCTTGTCAGACATGTTAATGCTGGGGACAGTCTTTGTGTTTTCATTGAACAATCCATACCCAGTGATAACATTTGGCCTATAGCTATAATAGACCCTTAATTGAGTATCTATCCCTCTATATTGAAGGCTAACTGCTCCAGCTCCTAACGCCCATATTCTATCTTTTGAAACATATATAAAGCTAAAAGCAGGAGGTTTGTCTTGATAGTAAAGAGAAACTTGGTTTGCAATAAACACAGGAACAGTCGCTGTTGTTGTTGTAATCGTTACTGTATTACCTACTAGAGTAGATGTTAAAATGGTTAGTTGTGTAACAACTCCTGCGACATCTATTTTTATTAGATTTCCAACAAAATATCTTGAAATCATAAATACTGTTAAATCAACAACGTTAAAAGTAAAGCTGCTTGCTCCAGTTCTGTTGAAAGTATTTGCTTGGGTTTCTACTAAGAATTCTGACACGTCTAAAAGATTAGTCCCATCCCATGACATTACTGGGTCAACGCCATTACATATCAGCATCTTTTGCTGAAAATATGAAGCTCTTGGCACGCAGCCAATAGAAAGACCTGTTCTTAATGCTGCGCTCAATGTATTTGTAGTAAAATCATACTTATAAATAGAGCCAAGCTGCACCCATATTTCAGTTATAACCAAGGCTCCAGTTAAAGGGTCTGGGAGCAAGTTGTTTTCTATAGTTATCGAAACAGCATTTCCCACGATTGTAACTTCACTAATATCTGCATATAGAGTATTTGGCAAAGCATTAAATGTGTAAACAATCTTAATTTTTGTATCCGCAACGTAGTTTAATGGGGGAACAGAGTTGAATGTTATATGCGAAGAATCTACAGCAACTCGTGTATTTGTATTAAGGTCTTGAGAATAATACCCGACATATAAAATTCCTTGATCAACAGAACCATTTAAAGTATAAGGAAAGCTTCGTATTATGTTAAATTCATTGGTTGAAACATTGTTAATTAAAGCTGTTCCGTACCTAACCTTACCATCTCCAAGTGGCTGAGGTATAATATTTTCAAGTGTATAACAAAAATTAGACGGCAAAGCATCTGGCGATATGAACTGATTCATGCCATTTGATGCAATTGGGAATTCTGTTATGTCGTAATTACCTTCTTGAAACATTTAAGCGTTCTCAAATGTTCTAATTGACATTTTATTAGAGCCATAAAAATATGATTTTAAGTCCATTCTTCCTTTATCCCATCTTTCCATTGCTGAATTTTCTTTTTTTGGATTTTTAAATCCCGATTCGTCTTGGAATAGATAATAAAGAGCGCCGTCGACTAAAACTCTTTGATAAGATGCTGGGTAAGGTATTCCAGATTCTTGTGTCGTTAAGTCAAGCATTGTCCTTTCTGGCGCATACCAAACATTCATGGTATATGAAATATCATTAACAAATGGCCAAAACATAAGGTTTTTGCCAATGCTTGTATAAACACTAGGGTCGTTTGAGTCAGAGTTTGCAAACTGATAATCTGCAAAATCTAGAACTGATTTTCCATCTAATGCATTTTTTTTTCCAACAGGAAAAACCCTTGATATTGAAAAAGGTGTTTTAGTTAAAGTTACACTGTTTTGATTTATAACGCTTACAAGAGCAGGCTCATTAACCAAAATACCAGAATTTATATTGGCGGTTTCTGAGTACAGTTGGTCATTTGCTAAATTTAAAAAAGTTAAAAATATTTGATTTGTCTCATCATCGCTATAAACTTGCCCAATCCCCAATGTTTTCATGACATTTATCATATCGGATACGTTCATTTTGGCGTTCTCCAATAGTATTATGGGTTCATAACGTCAGAAGGAAACTGAGTAGTTCCAAGAATTATTGTTGCAGTGACTATATCTCCAGAAGCAATAGCAGAAGCGGTTCCTTGAGCTTTGTCATGAATTCTTATTGAATTATCTAATCCAACTCCAAAATTAAGAGTTGTTTGAGTAATGTTTGTAGGTGTTGCAGCAATCGTTAATGGATCTATATCTGAAACAATATTATTATAAAGTGTCATTCCCTGCTGTGTTACGGTTCCGGCTCTAAAGACACTTGCCTCAACCCACAAGACATTTGACGTCATTGGTATTAAGTCCAAAATTGCTCCATATGGGTGCCCAATTTGATCTGGGTTTGTTCCTATATCGGCATCTGTTATTATTCTTTTAACAAATTTACGTTGTTTGTCATCCCCGTCTCCATTAATCAAGCAGCTAGATACAAAGTTATCAATCGATAACGGTACTGCCGTTGTATTTTTAATATACTTGTATCTAACTGATGATGTCATTTTATTTTCCCTTTATTATTGTGCGTTTAGATCGTCAGAAGAATTTTCTCTTGAACCAAGAGTCAACTTAACGATAACAACGTCATCAGTAGCTAGCTGAACCCCTGCGCTTGCTCCTGCGTCTATTATTCGAATAGTATTATCTTCCCCAAGCGCAACCCTAACATCAAGCTGAGCGGTAGGAGTTGGAATCGGAGAAACTATTCCCGTAATGTTTTTATATGGAATCATATTCCCTATTGCAGTTACAGGCCGCTGAACAGATGCCTCAACCATTAAAACATTACTAGTTGCTGGAACTACG